CTAATCCGACGCCTTCAACCGTAACTTCAAATCTTCGGTCATCTTTTTTACGGTACTTAAGATCTGACTTTTCAATGTTCTTTGCAAAATCATAACTGACATCGCCGCCCTTTTCAATATAAGGCGGATGAATATTTAGTTCGGTTCCTTTCATGTAGATATTTGCCTTTGTATCTTCCTGTAGTTTTTTTAATACGTCGTAGGCATTGGCGCTTTTGATCACAAACTTTTCGTATGTAATATCATAAGTGCAATTCAAGTCCTTCATTCCTATTTCCGAAAGGCAGTATCGGGCTATTTCGCTCACTGTTGTTTTTCCGAACTGTTTATCTTTAACCGGCTTGCGAGTCAGATAGATTGCATCCTCGCAGTTGAATGTTAAGCTGCTGTCGTCGGTATCAATGCGCTGCAGATAACCTTCAAATTCAGTTACCGGATTTTCATTGTAACCCAGTTTTATAGTTACCGGATCACCCACTTTCACTTTATCCTCAATGTCTAACGACTGGTTGTAAACAACGCCGGGAACAACTATAACGGCCGTGTCTGCCAGTAGATCGACGGACTTATGTATTTCCGCCGACCGGAGCAAGCCCAGTTTATAATTACCTATCTGTATGTCATAAACCATGTTAAACATTCTTTACATCAATAAAAAGTTCGTAAAGGTCATCCGAATAAGCATCAATGGAAAAATTCTGAACATTCTCACCTTTGGAAAAAGGAAAAGAATAAGACTCCACAACGATTTGATGAATACCAAGCATTTGAAACAAATCGCACAACACGTCAATCGGGCGTTTTTGAGAGATAATTTGCTCCAGATATTGAACTTCCTGCGTAGGATAAGTCTGCAAATCCGGAGTTACAAAACAGCCTTGAATATTAATTGAATAATCATCCTGCGCCCAGCGCTCCTTTATCGTTCCGATATTTTCCGATTTAGCCACGTTCCGCTTGACAATCACATTTTTCCCGGATACGGAAACAAGCGGCTCGATCGGGAAATGCCACCATCTTCCGTCCGGTAAACGCATTGAAAGGGGCAATACCTGTTTTCTTGTCCAATCGGATTGATTGAGGCTGCTCATATCAACCTTGTTAATCCTGTCGTTCTTTGTGAAAATCGTATTAAATACCATAACTTTACATTGCTGTCGCTTGCGCCATTGTAAGCACGCGTGTCATTTCGTCTAATACCACATCCCGCATTTTCGATGCGCCCTCTTTGATGTCATTCGCAGCAATAGTAAATCCGCCGGCGATAAGACTGCCTAAATGGATAGTAATATTTGTCGATTTCGTTCCGCCGGTAGCGATGCTGTCGGCGGTGCCTTTGCCGGCTTTACCGGTTCCGCCACCAGCACCGACCAATTTATTTGTAACAGGGGAAGTCGTTCCGGGAACTGCGGGAGCGGAGATTCCGAGTAAGTTTTTTATACCCGGAAATAAAGGCCCTGAATTAACTCCTTTGTCATATCCGTTTTTAAAAGTTTCCCCTATTTTTGAGCCATTATCATAAGCAGAGCGAAGTACGCCTGTTTGTGCATCAATAAAACCTTTGCCTGCCTGCTTTGCACCCTCCTTAATTCCCTTCCAGTCACCGGAAAATATAGATTGAATAATTTTCCCAAGACCAGAAAACGTATCTACCAAACCATTCACGACATTCATTACGGAATCTTTCAAAAAGTTTACAAACAGTTTCATTGTGTCCCATACGCCAAACAGTATTCCTCGAAACCAGTCGAATTTATTGTACATATATACAATCGCCGCTGCCAGAGCGGCAATTAGCGCAATAACAATACCTATTGGATTAGCAGACATGGCGATATTAATCAACCATTGTACTGCCGCCCATATTTTTGTTACCGTTGACACCGCTACGATTCCGGTAGCTAATACGCCAACAACGGCAACAATACCGGTAACGGCCGGATCCCCTTCTCTTAATTTACCAAAAAGCCAGCTAAAAGATTCAGATATACGGTCAACCGCTTTTTTCATCAGCGTTCCAAGTATTTCCAGAATAGGAGCCAACGACTTTTGAATTGTTATGGATAATTCGCCAAGTGTCATTTTAATACTTCCCATCGTTTTATTGTACCTGGCCAGTGGATCGGCGTTAAAGGCTGCAATTGCGGAGCCGCCTACTTTTTGCTCGACAATATCCATTAACATCAGCCGGGCTTGAGCTTCCTTCCCTGCCTTAGCTATTTTTTGAATGTTATCGGCTGTATCCGGATCGATTTTGAGTTGCATCGCAAGCCGTCGCATCATTTCCGGATTGTTTACGGCTTTGGCAATTGCATTGCCCGCTTCATTCAGTCCCATACCAAACTTGGTAGCCATATCGGCGGAAGCCATTGTAAGCCGGTTCATTTCATTTTCTCCGATATTGCCAACCATACGAAGCTGGCTTTGCAGCGAGATAATTTCAGATCTACCGTACAAGATACCTTTCGCCATATCTCCTGCGCCTTTTATCGCCTTTTCGTATGCTTCCTGGCTATAAGTCCCCATGTTCTGCATCGTGTTTGCCAGCTGTGCTTCTGCCGCATGAAGCGCATGCACTTTTTCAACACCCTCCTGCATCATGCTGAATATCTTAAACACACTAAATCCAATTCCGACCGTCTTTAGTATATTCCCTAAACCGGAAGCCGCCCCACTAACCTGGTCAAGTCCGCTTTTCAGGGTTTTTGTTTCACCTCCGATTTTGCGCATCATACCGGACATTCCGTCCCTCAGATTCATCGTATATTCAATAATATTGCTCATTTCTCGGCTTCTTTTTTTCTAATCCAGTTTAACGATTCCGCCTGTATTGCCCACTCTTCATCGGTCAGTGCGTCGGGATCGTCAATGTGCAGATAATACCGTAACTGCACATTGATTTGCAATATCCCGCTTTGGGCAATAATCTCACGCGCTGACCTTAAAGCTTTGTTATTTCCGCCTCTTTGATTTTGATGATTTCATTGAGTTTAGAAGTGACGCCGAAAAACTTTTCATCATCGGTTTTGATACTTTCGTCGCCGCCAAGCCAGCAGTTTTGCAACAAAACCTCGTTGGCTCGAACAGGATTGTTTGGTATTGTTGCTACATAAGACATTATTTTTCTGTCCGGCGTTTTCAGGTAGCAGACGCTGTCGTCAACCACTGCTTTGAAAATATCGCCGTGCTTCTTTTTCCAGTCAGCAATCTGTTCGGCTGTTGCCGTTCCTTTTAATTCTTCCATAATGGATAATTATTAATGTTTTTTGTAAAAATCCAATGCCAAAAACGGCATAACTATTTCCATGAATTTGTCGCCCTGCGACATTCCCTTTTCGTATTCGGTAAACTCGGCTCCCTGAATAACATCCGTTGAAATGACGGAGGAATCCGGCGAAATGTCATCCGCTTCCGCGCCGTAAGAAACAATTATATCTACTTTTGCCGTGAGGACATTCCCGCCGGTTGCCACCTCAAGCGCTTCCATTTGGCTTTGCGTAAAAGTAAGGCTTCCGGTTACCTTTTCATTTCCCGCCTGAATGCTTATAGCCTTGCGGCCCTTTGCAAACAGGGCTTCTTTTTCCCGTTCCCGCTTGTAGCTCACTTTTCTAAATCCGACAATAGGAACGCCTCCTATAACCAGACTAATGTCCGCCCATTCATATTCCCGCCCATTGATTTGATATCCGTTCATATTAATTTCCGTTAATGGTAAAACCTAAGAATACATTGATATAGCGTGCATATCCAAAGGGACGGACACGCAATTCCACATTAATCGTACCGGTTGCCAGCACATCCTGCGCCGGATCGATATACGCCTGAACGCCATTGTCTCCGCTGTCGTCAGAAAGTTCACCGTTTGCGGTCATATTGGCTGCAATGGCATTTTCAAGAATCTGCTGCCACGAAACGATGACAGGCTTTAACATGGTACCGTTGGAACGAACCTGAACCTTGTCTAAAATCTGTTGAACCATTACAGCGTAGGCGATACGCGAAGCTTTGTCGATGGTGCGAACCGCCGTCAATTGGTTGTAGTCGTCCGTTTCTTTTGTCGCCATAAGCCCGTCGGAAATATAATAGCCGGATATTCCGGTAAATGTTCTGAAGGTGATATACGACTTGTTATAGATGGAATCCGTATCCGCCCGCTCAATGGCTGTTTCTCCGGCAAACATGGTAAGCACATTGAGTGCGCCATCCATTACGCGACCGATATTCCGGTCAACGCTTGCCATTGCAATCCTGCCCGCAACTAATCCTACAGCTTGATTTGCCGCTCCGGCGGTTCGCGATCCGATCACGACGGCTGCACGGTAAAAGGAATTCATTTTTAAATCCTTCAGTTCCTGCGCGTTTCCCGAAAAGTTCAATCCGTCCAAGATGACAAACATCGGCGCATAACGACTCGTTCGCGCCCACTCTCCCAATCCTTGCGCATTTAACAAGGCTGCTGACATATCGCTGTCCAAACCGTCGGTAACGGTCGGAACCGCATCCGATACGGAAGTGACCACAAATCCGCGCAGTTCGCCGTTGGTTGCATCAATTACATTGCGAAGATAAGGATTGTCCTTATCCAACACGTCCGACATTTTCAGCGTATTCGGATAGCCGATGATATACACCTGCGTTCCTTCTCTCGCTTCCGTAAAGAAATCCTTAACGGTTTGATAAAGGAGCGGGTTATTATCTGCCGTAATTCCAAGTGTGTCCAAATCCGAAAGCCTCCGGATACTGTAATGTTTTGCCGGGTCGAATTTATCCGCAACCGCCACAGCGCCGCAAACAACTAAACAAAGCAAGCCGTCGGCGCCGGAAATGGTCTGCCCTAAGGCGCCATTTCCGTAATCAATTGTTACTTTTGGTAATCCTTTCATTTGATTTTTTTATTATTAAAAAACAGGGCAAAGATGATAAGCAGATTATTAATTACAAAAAAACACTGCCATGATGACAGTTTTTTTTTAACAAGACATATTATATACCCACTTTTGCAATGTAATTAAATCACGTCAAGTATGACTAAAGAGTTAAATGGATTCATTTCAAATAATGATAAGGAAGGAAGTAGTATGAAACATATTATTGAAACCATTCAGTACAAACTGATATACAAAGTTCCTGAATTGAAATACGTTGACCAAGATTGGGGACAAATGGATTTTTATTCACAACCGCCTGTAGAGTTCCCATGTGCGCTGATTGATATTCAATCAGTGCAATACACAAACAACGGCAAATTCATTCAGCAGGGAACTGCAACGATTGTAATCCTGTTGTTTGACTCTAAAATAAGCGATGGCAGCGAGGTGGCGTCAGTTAATCAAACAGAAGATGCAAAAAAAATTTGGCAACTGATTGAAGATGTTAATAAAGCCATTCACGGTCAAGCCTTTTTGCAAGAAGGTTACGGGTTTCCCATGCGCACACAGATGCAAAGAACAAAACGGAATGAAAGCTTTTATCAAACGGAACTGTATTATACTGTGCAATTTACCGACACTACCTGCGAACCGGAAATGACACCGGTATTATCGGTAAAACCTGAATTAGAAATAGCCAACTTTAAAAAGTCGTGAAATAAAGAGCCGTCTAATGAACGGCTTTAATTCTTTTTTGAATCATTATATACTTCCAAAATCTTGTAAGAGGAATAGTAATCAAAGCCACTGTCTCCTTGTTTTGTTATCTCTATTCTACACTTGTTTTTTGAAATATATTGTAAAGAAACACGGTCTCCCATGAAAATATTGTATGCAATTTCCCCTGTCTTATTTCCGCCAATTGTTTTACGTGATTGCAGCCAATACTTTACATATAAGTTAATAACCAGATCAGCAGTTCCGTCAATAACAACTTTATCTATAATCCAACAAGGATAATTCTCATCTAATATTGTTGTATAATAAGACGGTAAATCATTGCGAACAGAATAAAAATATTTTATTTCAATATAGTTATTCGCCTCTTCGTTTACTGCTATCTTAGGAACATAATATTCTTGAATAAAATTTGGCTTATTGATTTGTTTTGAATCGGAACCGTAAGTAAATCCATTATCTTGTAAATAAAGACTAAATCGTGTTCTTGCTAATTCTTCATCCATATTTGTAAATATAGTAAAATTTCCATATCTAATACCATTTTTTTCCCCTAACATATCCATAGCAAAGAGAAAACGGTCATAGGGTTTTTCTTTGGAATAATTAGTTTTGTTTTTTGCAATACTGTCTCTTTTTTGGGTTTCTGATTTAAATACCTTTTCCCTTTCTTCAGACTCCCTGTTCCTTATTGCTATCTGTTCTTTGCTAATATCATAAACCTTATCCTTTTGTAACTGATACTCTGAAACATAACAATCAATACAAATGTCTTTGTATAATTTGGGATTTAAAGCCGCTTTCTTTTTTGCTGATTCTATAAAATTTGAAGGGTCAGATAATGAAGGATAATTTGCAGATATGTTTTTTTCATTTTCATTTAATAAAATTTCAATCATCAAAATGTCAGTATTCCCAATTTTTAACAGTCCCGCTTCCTGTTTCCCGTTAATTCTGAATTTTGTATATCCTTGCGAATAACAACAAGCCGTGGATATACATAAAAATAAGAATATTAGCTTTGTTTTCATAACTTTAATTTTGTGAGCAAAGTTAATGAAAAATGTTGAAACTGAAAACAATTAGTTTTAAAAGGACATTAAAAAATCGTCTAAAACGGTTTTCAAATTATGGTTAATAGTCTTTTATTAAAGCAGAAGGCTTATCTGGCGCTTTCATTCTTGAACTGTCATCGAATATAATTAATACAGGTTCCCATTCGTATTTAAATGATTTTGAATCATTTGCTTTTAATTCCATTATATTATCATAATCTTCCAAGACAGGATATTCCCTTGTATCTACCTGCGTGTGACCGACGGGTAATAAATTTGAATCTGCCAACTTGATGTATGATGTTTTTATAATGTCGCCAACATTATTTTTTACCAAAATTTTCCCATCAATACCTGTTATATTTTTTTCTGAAAGATTTTTGAATTCCATTTCTAAAATAAGAGTTCTGTATTGAGATTGTAATTTAGGAGAGTAAACATCCATATACTCAGAATTCATCACCTTTACAGATATTATAGATTTCATTTTCTCCATTTCTTCATTGTATTGACTTATTTCTAATGAATCTTTTTTGTTTTCTTCTTTTGCTTCGTTCAGAAGTTGTCTATATGTTTTTTCAGTTTTAAGAGTTCCATTTGATAAACTTCCCAATGCCAATTTATCTAATAGCTGATTGGCTTTAACAAAATCGGCTCCTGAATATTCTACATTTTCTTTTTTTATCTTTTTTACCGTTTCTTCATACTCTGTTAAAACAATTTTTTTATCAATTGTTTTAGTACAAGAAAGAAGGCAAATAAATATGCAAATGAATGATAATATTTTTTTCATAACTATTTTTTTAACAAAGGTAAAAAAAGCCCTTCAATTTTGCAAGACTTTTTAAATAATTTTCAAAAAATCAACTTTATTTGTTTTGAATCCATTCTATTTTTTTCTTATTTCCCCAGTCAAATCAGTGTTTATATAGCGCCAAAAGGTTCGTTCACTCATCGGATAAATTGGCTTCACATTAAACCGATATACCTGCAACTTGCATTTCTTTTGATTGCCAGGCTCATAGTTTTCTTCAACTATGCGCTTAACGTTTTCGATTCTTTTTAATAAATTTTCTTCTTTTGAATTCATTGAACACCAATATGCTTATTTAGATTTTATATTTCGTAAAGCAAAGGTGATAAGTCTACAATTGATTACAAAAAATAACTGACATTATGTCAGTTATTTTTGTATTGTGGACTACTGAACATCTGTTAAAGGAAATGGGCACCTCCGAAAATACTATTATTTAGGTAGGTGTCGGGATATTCGGAGCGGTTATCCCCACGCGTTCCGTCAATATTCCTCTTTTGATACTGGCAAACGGAAACATTATTGCAGAACACTGCTGTATCACCGAAATGATGAAAAAAGCCGACAATGTCGATATCGTCAATATCCGGACAAACGGCGTCAGCAGTTGGCCCCAAAAGAATAGCGAGGAACATATCGACCGCGTACTTTCGACCATTTCATACGCTGCGGCGCAAACGGAATATTTTAACAACCCGCAG